ACTGTTATCCTTCTTGCCATCTCTTACCCTTTAAGCTATATCTGATTTAGTGACGCAAGGACTGATTTCAAGGATACCTTCAAGCACTCTTTCAGTAGTCGCAGTATCTACATTAGTAATCTCAACATCATAGACATATCTACCAGCTTTGATAGCGTTAGTGGCAGTGCCGCTAAGTGTTAGATCAACAAAACCTTGTGTTTTGGGACTAGGAATATCTGTAGTAAAAGAGTTAGAGTCTGCCGAAGCATACGACTTTTTGAACTTTGCAGCAACAGAAAAACCTGTCAGGTCTTTTGCCGACTTGTCTTCATCTACCAACTCAATTCTAAATATTGTATCTGTACCTTGATCGGCAGTTAGCACTGCATATTCAGCCATCTTTTTAGCAACTCTTTCTCTATTAAATATATAACATTATTTATAATCTATAGACTTAGAGAGTTGTAGAATTAACTCCTTTAGTTCTCTCACTTCGCTTTTCAAATCTTGTATTTCTTCTTGTTCTTTTTTTCTAGCAAGCTTGCGTGCTTTCGCCTTTTCAAGCCCACTATTATCTCTATTTATAATAGCATTAGTGGACTTATCTCTCACAAGATGATTTGAATTTTCAACGGGAACATATTTCATTTTATTATGTTCCCAGTGCGATAGCTCTCAAATCTCTAAAGGTAGGAATCTTAGAACTATTTGAACTTCTCATTACAATCTTGAGTTGGAAGGTCGTAAATGGTGTAAGTGTTCCACCCAGACCACCAATAGTGTATTCATACTCTCTAAAGATAGAACGATTTTCATCAGTCTGCACAATTGTATCTTGTGGTACAAGAGTGTAAGAAATATCATCAATACTTGTATCAGCACCAGCAGGAATTGTTCTGTAGTAAAGATCAAAGTTAGAACCATTTGGTCTATTTGCTCCAATCAGAACTTTTAGACCAACTGCTGGTTGTTCAAGGTTGATAGGAACAGTAATATGCTTAGACAGATGTGAACCATTTGCGGGATCAGTTTCTGCTACATAGTTCAAAGGCAAGTTCAATGGATTTGTACCAGCAGAAGAATCTTGATTATCAATAAGATTATTAGAAGTCGTCAGCGTTGCGTTACTCATATCAATAACAGGTGAAACAAAGTTACTGTTAGAAGTAAGAGTTGCAACAATCTGTGCTGATCTTCTTGGAGTACCAGCAGCAAGCAAAGTTGTAGCATAATCTTCAAGGTCTCTGTGTGCAATCACTTGAGGATGATCAAATGAAATAACTTCATTAGCAGAGAAGTTGATGGTGTTACTGATACCAAATGTATTCTGCGACTGTGTTCCTTGACCACCTTGAGGTACGATAGAACGACCTTTAGCAAATGTTCCTGCAAATGTCAAAGTAGTAGATGCAGAAGGAATAAACGTTGTGATAGAAGGTCGCATATCATCCATTTGCACATTATCGGTAAATGACAGACCATCACCACCAGTTACGATAGAAGAAGTTGCTGCACTATCAGCAGTAAACGTAAACCCAGTTCCATCAATAGATGTTACTGTTCTTTCACCTTGCAGAGACGTGCCTTGAATACCACCATAGTCGCCGTTTGAATCAATACCAAACATTGTGAAGTTGTCATTCACACCAAGACCGTGACCTCTATAGTTTACTGTTACGGTAGATGATCCACTATCGGTCAAGAATGGATCGGTATCAAAGACAGCATCAGGAAGATCAGCATTTTCAAGTAATGCAGTACCAGAAGGCACAAAGGATGCTCTATGAATCTTGAACATCATATCTCTAGTCTGATCAGGTGTCCAAGTGATAGAGTTCTGGGACATAAACAAGGAACCAAGAGAAGGTTGCTTGCGAATACGTCTTTCTGTTGTGCCCAGGACAAAGTCACCAGCTTTGGCAACATATACGTTATAATCAATGGTATCAGCCATCAATACAAATGCGTGTGGTGTGTTACCCGGAATATAGACAGGCGCATCAAAATTGAATCTGGTAGGAGCAGCTCGAACTGCTGTAAGATCATCTAAGTCACCAGGAAGCTGGACACTACTCGAGGATAGAATAACTTCAGATCCAGGCACAATCTCATTCTGAGAAGGTACACCATTTCTAAGTGGGCGTAATTCCAATCGCACTGGAATGTTTGTATCTACTCCCGAAGGCTTAGTACTGAAGTAAACATCAATACCTGTCAAGAAAGCGCCTTGATTGTTTTGAATGATAAACGACTGTGCCAATGGATCTCTTTGGCGAGGTGGAGCAGGAGGTGGAACCAACACAAGGGTTCTTGCAGCGAAATAATTAGCAAATGCGCTAGAAGTTGCTGCTGCATCATCATTGACACTGATATCAAGTAGTTTCACTTCTCTAGAACCAACATCAAATGAAAGACTATCGTTATTAGGAATCAAGAACGATCCGATAATTTCACCGTTAGCATCACTGATAAGATTGCTAGTTCCAACTGGATGTGCAGTAGACCGTGAGTTGAAATATTGGTTTTGCAAATTCACAGAGAAAGGAACAAAAAGATTTTCTTCTCTAGCATATGCAGCCATTGGTTCACCATCAAAGTATAAGAAATGACGTGAAAGTGGCTTTAATGCCTCTGCCTTGAAGCGAACAAGTCTAGAACGAATCTTAGGAAGAATAGTAACTTCGCCAGAGTTTGTTGCAACATTATTTACTGTAGCCTCGGTGTCTGGAGAAGGAACTGTAATTCTACGAATTCTTGTTACAGTACGATTGGCTCTTCTAGTTTCAATCCAAATATCAGAGTTAGGTTCAAGTCTTAGTCTACCAACAAAAGTGATAACTTCAAATGGATTAATATTTTCTGTTTCAGAAGCAAGATTTTGGACAATATAAGAATCTTCACTATAGTCAAGAGTTACAAAGTTATCATTCAAAGTAACATTAGAAGACAGACTATTAGCCGAATCAAAGTTCAAAGTAATGTTATTACTAGAAGCATCTGGAAGAATAAATTGGTTATTCAGATCAATAGTAGCCGTATATTGATTTTCATCCTCAATATTTGAGAAGGTAAAGTCTCTAAAGTTATCTGCAAAGAAACCATTTTTGAAACGATTGTTGCCAGAAGAGTCAAGAACTTCAATAGCAGCAGTCTGTGCTTCAAGAAGGTTCAATGTAGTGATTTCTTCCAGATTATCAATACGCTCAACAATATCAGAAATATCACGCATAGTAAACCGACGATTCTGAATAAACTTTTGAGTCAGATCATTTTGATCATCAGTATATGGCTGCAACTGAAACTCTTTCAGCTTCATTGCATCATTAGGTGTCTGAGGTGTAACAGGATTATCAAGTACCTGAACACCTTCAATATAATCAAGTTCACCATCAGCGGTAATAGTCAGAATATCATTACGTCTTTTATAGTAGGTAACATCTGCTGTAATAGTATCAGTGTTCTGTGGAAGTTCGTTGATATCAGAAGCGGAATAGCTTGCAGCATCATCTGCTTTATATGGTCTAAAGTCAAGAACGTCTCTAAGATCAACTTCAACACCATTTCTTTGTCTAAACTTAGGAATAGTGTCATAGTTAGGGTAAGAGTTGACGGCAAAGAAGTCACCAGCGCCATGCGCATAGTGAGTATATGCTGCTGTCAAGTTTTTCGGTGGTGCTGTTTGTCCACCATTTAGAACAAGTCTACCATTATAATAGAAGTTGTCACGCTGACCATTATCAAGTGTAAATCTATTTGCTACAGATACACCATTTGAATCTACAAGACTTGTAAGACTAATAATATCAGGATTAGTTAATTGTGCAAACTTGAAACCAGCGCCATCAGATTCTACTATAGTTGTTTCAGAAGATACTGTGGTCAAAGTCTTTGGTCTAACTGTCACCGCACTTGCAGTCTTATCAACGTAGGCAATTACTTCAATATTAGTTGCTCCAGAATAACCTGCTCCTGTAATATCTACCTGAGAACCAGAAGCAGTTGCTCCTGAAAGAATAATATGTGAAGATGCGCTATCTGTGGCAACAATCCACTGGGTTTGATTTGAGAAAGACTCTCCTGAAGGAAGTGATCCTAAATCTAAAACACCAGAAGTAGTTTGTCCACTAAACTTTCTCTGTACAGTTAGAGTAACATCATCAACAAAAGATGGACGAATCTTACCAAGATCAAAGAACAGATTGTTGTTGACTGCTTCTTTGATAACTGCAACACCACCTTCAAGAACTAAATCAAGATACTGATTAGAGCCCAAACCAATACTTCTAGCGTCACTAAACTTATTGCTACCTGTCATTTGTACATCAAAGAGATATAGTCGGTAGTTTGATCCATCTTCAGTCATGGAACGTACACGAGCAGTACCGATAGTAGAACCACCATAGTCAGAATCATTTTGTAAATTTACAGTTTCAAAAGTATCAATATTTGGAATAAATCCTTGACCAGCATCAGCAGAAGCGATTACATAGTTGCCATAGTTAGCTGCAATAGTTTCTTCAACTACTTCGGTGTCTCTAGGCTTATTGACAGTAATCTTAGTTGGCGTTCTAATAGATGCTCTATAACCATCAACATAAGCAATACCTGGCTCAACATTTAGTGTCAGTGTCGTATCAGTTTCACCTTCTTGCATAACAGAAGTATAACCTTCTACAACATAATCACCAGATTCTTCTTTAATTCTAGTTGCAATTTCTCTACCAAGAATATTATAAGTTGTCTCATCAACTTCTTCTTGAAGTTCACCATTTACAATTTTGTTGATAGCAAAGAATGAGTCATCATTTTCCAAAGAAGATTCAATAGCAAGGGTGAGTGTGATTCTATATCTATCAGCACCAGGAGCAGTCAGATTAGGAATACCGTTGTTCTGATTATCATAGAGTGCATCGGTATCATCAACAGTAACAATGTCTTCTGTCACTTTCATACCAATAACTTCATTAGGTGTGTTAGAGTATTTACTAACCAAAATAGTCTGAGGAGTTACAGATACAAAATGCCCTTGTGTAAAGTAAGAACCTCCATTTATAGATGCTCTTGTACCCTTACCAGCATGTGGACGATCGTCTGGCGATGCATTCTGAACTGTTACCGTATCACCAGGATTTGTATTATTTGACAGTGTAGATCCGTTAGTAAATCTTGTCGGAGTAGAAAAAACAGTTGCCGACTGTGTATCAATATACTTTACATAAAGAGTTGCTGGATCACCAGCAGCAGCATCAGCAGCTTCGATTCTCAGAATTTTTGCTTTGATATTATTAGCAGGACTAGCAGACTGTACAATTTCATCACCAACAGCGAAAGAAGATGGAACAGAACCTTCAAGTTTTACATATTCAAAATTAGTGTCTAAAGTAAGACCTCCTGGATTTACAACACTACCTTCTTTGAATAGATGACGACCAACACGCTCAATCTCTGCCTGAGTAATCGTCTGCATTTGCGTAAGTTCACGGGCTTGCAGCGCTCTACCGGAGTTGAAAAGAATACGATGATAGTGATCACTATCTTTAAAGTCATCTCTGTAAGTCGTATTAAAAGTAGTAGTTGTAAATGTATTAGGCATTATTCTTTCTTACCTTACAGTTTTACGATAATCTTAATATCTTCGGTTTGTGCGGCATCTCTTAACACTGCTGTTCTGTTCTCAATATATAGCACTTCACCAGAAAATGGATTAATTTCACCCGCAGAATCTGATACAATAGTTGCAGTGATACCAGTGCCAGAATCAAGAAATACATTTTCACCCGAAGAGAACTGTTTAAATCCAGTATCATCATCAAAGTGATAGTACAGTTTAGTTTCAGAAAGTTCATCACCTAGAGCGATTGCACCTGTTGTATCACCTGTAATATTAGCATCTTCTACAGCAGCACTATCAAATCCAGCAGTAATGTTGTTCAGTGTCAGAATGCGCATTGCCCTAGCATCTGTACCAGTGAAGTCAGAATCATTATTCTTTTTAGGATTCTTAATCAGACCAATCTGTCTAAAGTCTTGACCTACCATAAACGAACCATTTTGTGTTCCGTTAGGCTTTGTGTTGACCATTGCGGCATCAGCCCCAAGATCATCCCTAGGATCAAATCCAATTCCATTTACAGAAATGATGGGCTCAATAGTAGCAGCAGTTGATGGTGCGCCACCTGTCTGTGTTACAGATGCATAGCTATATCCAGAACCAAAAGGAATACCGCCTACAGAATCGTCAATCTCAACTTTGTCAATACCACCTGCGGTAGACAATGTTGCTTTGGCTCTAGCATTAACACCATCACCACTGATTGTCAATGTTGGAGCTGAAGAATATCCTGTACCTGCACTAGTAACTCTATAACCAATGATTGAACCCGCTGTGGCAGCGTCCTGAACGTCTTTCTGTGCTTGTTGAATAACTGTCAGACCACTAGTTGCAGTTACCTTAGAAACAGGAATGTAGTTAGCGGAAAGAAACTTGCTTGCATTAGTACCACTAAGAGTAAACAAATACTTCCAAATATATCCGTCACTAGTTGCTTTTGCTGTTATAGAAGCACCAATAGTATCTGGATCAACAGTAGACTGTAGAATAGTGCCAGTACCGCCATCAGATTTGCCCTGCTGAATACAAAGATATACTCTCTGGTTAGCAGTCAATACATAATAAGGATGCACACTGGAGTTTTGAGTCGCTGTCTGATTATCATTATATGCACTGTAAATAGTACCAGAAGACCAGTTGTATCTGGAAGCTACAAATGAAGCATCAACTGTGCGAATGATAGACTGTAGTGCTGCACGAAAGTTTCTCTTTTCTCTCTCAGTATTACCTACTGTGGGTACAGTATCAGTTGCATCCCAAATATTCGATCTACTAATACCAACATAGTAATAGTTGTCACTATCAGCAGAAATATCTGTTACGATAGTTTGCAGTAGCTGCTTTTTTAAATCATTTGTTACAATAGCTGCCATCTATTTCTTTACCTTATTTAACTAATTTGCACATATGCTGTGTCTGAATCTAGCATACTATACCAACCATCACCACCCCACACTAATTCAAACATACAGTCTCTAACCATTGCAATACTAGCATTAGTGGGATCACCAAGTTCCACTTGATTTGACCTTAATAAAGCTCCAGATGTAAATGTAATAGTGTTAGTACGATTAGGACCACTTCTATTTAAAAACTTTTTAACTTCGCCAATTTCGCTACCAGAAACCATACTTGCAGTTTTATTTCCAGTAGTATTGAATACATAGAGAGCTTTATCCGAATCTAGTGTTGCTGTCCCAGTTCCACCATCAATTTCTTGATATGAATATGATATTCTTTTTTCAAAAATTGTATCATTTTTTAAATTGATATTTCCTTCATTTTTAGCTGAAATATCCAAATCAATATTCGTATCATCACCAATAGTAGTAATAGCAATATTTTCAGTACTAATAGAATTAGAAATTTTTAAATAGTTTGCAGGGGAACCTAATACATTTTCTAGCTGTAAGATTTCAAAGTTACCAGTATTATCAAAAATAGTAGTATCCATTTTAGGCGAAATCAGTTGTAGATTTGCCCTAGAAGTAAAAGTATCACTATCAATAAGATCGTGCCAATGACCATCGTGCGCAAAAACGGCTCTACCAGTATCATGATTCATCGCAAACATACCGTGATAGACATGAGCATCGGGCAAAGTACCGTAACCATTTGCGGAATCAAAAACATTGGCATAATAAATCTTTGAGGCGTGCCCTGTACCATCTACCAGATTGACAGAATTATCTGATCTAATAATCACAACTTCACCTGTGCTATCAGGCAAAGTGATTGTCACATCAGAACTGGGATCTTCGACGGAAACAGTGGTTGTATTGGTAGAGCCTTCAAAAACAATACCACTAATATCAAACGTGATGCCAGCACCTAGCGAGTTGCTGTCTGTGCCGAATGTTTGATACAGTTCAACAAAGTTCTGATTAATCTTTGTGCCAGCACTACGGAGAGTATCTCCTGTGCCATCATTAGCGGTTGTACCTGTAGAAATATTCTGTCTTGTCATGTTTTACTACTACTCGTTAAAACCTATTCTATTTTATTTATAATGCTTTTCTAAGCAGAATCGATTCTGTTTGGATCATAATGAGTAAACAAATCTTCATCCATTGTTTGTAGTGACTCATCAGAGAATCTATCACTATCATTCGAGGAGAATGTTGGTGAGTTGGTATCAAGAACATCAACAATAGAAGTGTATTCACCTTTCTGTGTAAAGGTGAGACCGCCAATAGAATCTTGATAGAACTGAATATCTCTGTCTGTGTAGAATCTAATCGTCTCATCACTATCAACACCAGTACTGCTAGTAAACGCACTAGAAGTTTCTGTTGCTGTTGCTTCAAGTGTCAGCGCACCTTCAGTCAGAGTATCAGCAATGGAAATTGGTGATGTAGCTTCAATATTCTCTGCTACTGTTTCAAATTGTGTTTCAGAGAAAAGAGCAAATCCTGCAATATGATTATATTTTTTGTAAATATCATTCCACTGGATTGTACTCAGTGGAGACTTGATCTGAATAGAAAGAACTTGCCAGAAATAAGAGTCCTGAATGAACCTCAGAGAGTTAGGTCCAATCTGACTTTCGCCAACTGTGAAAATTTGTGTTTTAGGATAAAATGCTTCTGCTTCTACGCCAAACACATATCTGAAGAATGCTGGAATAGATACTTCTGTGCCCTTTGCTCTAGAAAACTGAGGAGCAAGCTTCAGCGTAAGTCTAGGCAGATTAAACTTGTCTGCACCTAATCCATTTAGTCGCTCATAGTAAAGATAGTCAAGAAAATCTTCATTTGTACTTTCAACATCTTTAGCATAGAAAATATTATCAAGTCTATTGCGACCAGCTGCAAGTTCAAGATACTCATAATATTTTTTAATAAATGTTACAAGTGTTGGATATTGCTCTCGAAAGTGTTCTGGAAAAAGACCATCTACTTCAGACTGATGAAAATTTATATCTCTGCGGTTGCGATCTTCTAGAGTAATAGCAGCCATTAGTCAGTCACACCACTTACCGCATTAGCTGCATTTGTATCAGGAGTTGCTCTAACAACATTAAATCCTAGATCAATAACATGATTTCTCAGAGGTTTAATATTATTATCATCAGCAGGAGTTGCAATGATTCTAATATATGAGTTGCCAGATGAAATAGATGTAGGGCTAAATCCATTCAATGTTACAGTACCTTTAGTGGTATCATATGATCCAATATTAGTCACAAGAACATTTTCATCGGTATCAATAATTTCTAAAATATTACTATGATTTTCACCGGTTCTATTTCTAATAGAAGCAACTTTACCTCTATAAACAAAGTTATCACTAGTCACAACAGGGTGATCTTCATCCGGATG